TCCAGGCTTGCCTGGAGACGATCCCGAGTCTTCGTCAGTGCATCGACCCTCTGCTGCTGACGATCAACCGCAGTCTGCGCCTCGTTTACCCTGCCTGTGTAGTGTTCGATATCAGCGGCAGCCTGACGCGCTCCACGCATAGCCTCCGCGAAGGTCATCTCATGAATGTCAGTGTTAGCCTGTTCGATCATCGCGTGGAGACGATCAAACTTCAGCGCCTTAACAAGGTCCATGCGCTCAGCCTGGAGTTGGAGCCTGTCTAGCGCATCCTGCATGACTCCAAGTTGATCTGCAGCAGCCTCATAGGTGCCTCGCTGCTCATCAAGCTTCTTTATCTCAGCGTCGTACTGACCAAGGATTTCAGACCCTGCACCAGCCGCACGAAGGTTAGCCTGCTCTCCAGAAAGCAGTTCCTGCGCCCCGTTGATATCATCGATCTTCTGCTTGATCTCATCGAACGTACCGTAGACCTGCTCCATCTTGAGCATCTCAAGGCGAAGCTTCTTTTGCGCTATCTCGTTGGCAGCAATTCGGTTGTTAAGTTCAGTCTCACCCTTGAGTGGAGCGTTAATGTAAGACTGTAGCCGATCTTGGGCTTCGGACAGCCTATCCTGGTACTTCTGCAAAGTCTCGTTGAGGCCATCCAGAATGGACTGTTGACGATCAAGTCGAGCGTTAGCCTGGTCTACCCTCGCAGACCACTTATCAACGACAGCCTGCTGAGCTTGGAGGCGGGTATTAACATTAGCCAGATCACGAGTCAGCACCTTCGACAGTGACGCTAGCCTGTCCCACTCATCCAGAGCGCCCGGCGCAAACTTCGCCACCTTAGCTCGCTGCTGATTCTGCTCCAGGTTCAGTGAGCGAACCTTGATCTGTCCAGTAGCTCGTCCGAAGTCTTGGATCGCCCTGTAAGCTCCCCTGACGTGGGCCTCTATCTCATCCAGCTTGGAGAACTCATTACGAACAATCAACAGACCACTCGTAACACTGTCCACCAAGGATGGACTGTGAGACGCAAACGGGTTAAGGTATGACAGCCACTCGTAGACTTCTTGCGCCGCAGTTGCAACCACAGTGACGACAGCTGCCATGGCATTCTGAACGCCCTGCGGAAGCTTATTCCAGGCATCAATGATCCAGTCAACCAGCTTACCAAAGAAAGCTGCTAGATCAGTCCTGCCTTTAAAGTACTCGATAATATTGTTCCAGATCTGAACGATCTGATCGCGGAACGCATACAGCAGACCCACGACTGCTGTAATGATCAGACCAATCGGACCTGTAACTGCTCGAATAAGGAGCGGGAAGAATCTGGCTAAGGCTCCACCCAGGGTGGCGAACATAGCGCCGAGTCGAGTAGGACTGATCATCAAAGCTAAGAATGCCTGCCACAGTGCTGACATTCTTGCCAGGGTAAACGCCCAGATCTTGGTTAACGAAGCGCCACCGGCTATCATAATGGCAGACAGGCCACGCTGAGTTACAATCCAAACCTTGATCAGCCAGCTATTGAATGCCAGCCAGATCGCAGCAAGCCTAGTAGTGAAGGTCGTCCAGACTCGGATGACTGTTCCGGTAAAAGCACCCGGTACTGTTAAGATAAACCAAACAGTCTTCATCGTCTCAGCAATGAAGAACGGAAGCAGACTGAAGACAGCTCCGATGCGAGCAACGGTCGCACCCATCACGCCAGAACTTGCTGCGCCCCATACCTTCATTTCAAGAAGTACCTTGGCGAGCATCCCAACGATAGCGCCTTCGATAGCGCGAAGAGGAGCAGCCAGGGCCAGGAATATCCACTTGAAAGTATCGACAAAAGCTTGAGCAAAGACACCGAGTCTGATTGTTCTGAAGATGCCATTGATCGTGCCAATCATCACCTCGCCAATAGCGATCATGTAAAAGGCGACGGTGTTAAGAATGGCAACCAGCATTCTACTTATGCCAGTACTTAGCAAAGTGAACGCCTGAAGGACTCCACTAGCAAAGAACAGAACTGGAGTGACGGTAAGCGTCTTGAGGAAGCGCAGCAGACCACCGCGCATCTTCCCAACAACCACGCCATTTTTAACAATATTCTTGTTCAAGATGCCCAGGTGTCGGCCCACAAACAAGAAGCCCAAACCCAGCGAAGTAAACAGAGTCGTAAGAGAGCCGATGTACCTCATGAGTGGCCCGACGACAGCCAAGGCTAGCAGCCCAAGCAGTACGAACTTTTGAACCTCGGGGTTCATATCGGCGAAGGCTCCGACTGCTTCCTTAACTGCATCTGCAAGATACAGCATGTAAGGAATCATCGGAATGATAACGTCAGCCAGAGCGTTCTGGAGGATCACCCAGATCTGCTTGAATCGCTGAGGATTACTCGACAGAACAGTATTGAGCTCTTTTTGCATCTGTGCGAACACATAGCCACGATCAGCTGTAGCGTCAAGAGCCTTTTCGTAGTAATCAACTTGCGGCCCAAGAGCTCGCATCAAAGTATCAAACTTGTTGATCTGCCAACGCGATGCAACGCTAGCAGATATCTGAGCCTTCTGCGAGTCCGAAAGCTTGTTAAACGCTCCCGCCATCTCCAGCAGACGCTCAGTGCCATTCATGCTCTCCCAGGCAGCGCCCTGGGTGTTTAGTCCCATCTCGTTCATGAGACTTGCTGCTTCTTCTGTAGGCGCCAGCATCCTAGAGAAGATGGTCTTAAGTGCGTTACCAGCCTGGGCAGCGGAGCCGGTGGCAGGAACGAGGGCTGCCATGAAAGCAGCGAGGTGGCGAACGTCTACGCCAGCGGTTCTTGCCACGCCAGCGGCTCGGGCAAAGCCATCAATCAGGCCGCCCATATCAATACCAGTCTGATTCTCAACGACGTTAAGATATGCGAGAGTCTGGGTCAACTCTTCGCTAGAAAGGTTATACTGTCCTTGGATGGCGATGAGGGCTTCTGTGGCCTTGGCTGCATCAAGCTCACCCAAGATGATCGCTTGCATCGTGGTGTTGACTGATTCGGCGAGTGCTTCACCTGATTGCCCTGCCGCCGCCCATGCACCAGCGATCTCAATTACGTCTTTTTGAGCTGTTCCGTATCTCTCTGAGATGGCCCTGAATGCCTCACCCAAGGCATCCAGTTCTTTGCCGAATATCTTAGTGGCCTTCTGGTTGGCCATCTCTTCAGTGAGCTTGTGATTCTGCTCCATGAACTGCTCTGACGCAGCCTGAGTGTCTCCGTAGACCTTACGGACACGGACCATTGCCTTCTCGTTGTCGAGGGCAAACTTGGTCGCAGCAGCGCCAGCTAAGATAATCGGGAGAGTAAAGTTGTATTGAAGCTGACGGCCAGTCCACTGAAGCTGATTGCCCCACTTGACGAGGCTAGGAACCTGGCGATAGCCCAGGGGTTGCATCGCATTGGCCTTGGCAGTCTCTGCAGCCAAGCCGGCGGTCTGTGCTCGCAGCGCACTCATCTGCGCTTGCGCCTTCGCAGAGACGACCCTGACCATGATGGTCATATACGAGTTCAAAAGAACCCCTAGACCTTACGATCCCTGTTGGGCCTCTAGAGTGCCCGAAAGACAATGCCACCTTACGCCAAGCGGCGCGGTGCTGTCTAGCACCACGCCGCCTAACGGTGTGGTCTTGAGGCTCCACGACCTCCCCGGCCAAGTCGAGCGCTACCCTTAGCCTTGCGCTCTCTTTCCTCCTGCTTGCGTTTGGCTTCTTCGAATGCCGCACGCTCCAAAAAGATATACTCCCATCGCTCCAACAGCATAGGATTCTGCTGGAACAACCCACCAGGTTCTGGTAGATGAGCCCAGTTCATCGCCTCACAGATAATGAACAGGTGTATCTCTTCACACAGCGGAGGTTGAATCTGTTTACTGTGAATAAACAGATCTACTTGTTCGTGGAAGCGCCTTCCCCCAGCTCACGCTCACGCGCCAGCCTCCGCAGATCATTGAGACGCTCGATCTCCTTGTCGATCTCATCGACCGTCATATCAGCCTGCATCCAGGGATTCGCCTTGCGAATCTCCAGTTCAAGCTCCTCGACGATCTTTGGCGGAGCCTTCTCGAGCCACTGCTCGATAGATCGAGAACCTCCGAATGGAGCAGGTGACCACGAGTTGAGTACTGGGTCTCGCTGCATGAGGTTCCAGTTGGTGACCGAGTTCTTGATCAGCTCGTGACGCTCCCGAGCCGGGTCGATCTTGATACGCGAGTCACCGGAACGCTGAACAATGAGGTCCGAGTTCGTCATCTTCTGGAACTTGGTCTTGTCACCCTCGTCCATGATCTTGAACTCGATCCACTGCTTGCCGTCAGGCAGTGTGTAGCGGCGGGTTTCGGAGACTCCCCAGTAATCTTCGTAACCCTCACCCGTATCGACAACAGGTGCATCTGGATCAACTGGTGCTTGTGTCATTCGAGTTGTCCCTTCTAGGACTAGTTGGACTTCTTCTTCTTGCCGGTAGGCTTGCTACCGTACTTCTTGGTCCACTTGCGAGCAATCTTCGGATGCTTCGCCCACATAAACCGGCGCTGCTTCTCTGACTTGAAAGGCATGATTCCTACTGACAGGTTAACCCCTGTCGCGCTCTGGAACGACAGGGGTTAACCGGGGAGGGGGCGTTACGCAATGGCAGGTGCCGCGCTCTTGACCACGACGGTAGCAATCGGAGTCGCCTGAACAGGACGAAGCGCCCGGAACGAGATATCGTTCTCGATCACGTCGTCACCAGAAGGCTCGAGGGCATAAGGCTCCAGTGCGACCTTGGGGATCGTGATGACGATACTCCCCTTGGTTGCCGGGATGCCTGACTGAATGTCCTCGTAGGTGCTCATGGTGATGACCAGCTGGTTCTTCACCGTGAGTCCAGCCGGCGCAGTGAGAGCCGAGCCGCCGTAGACGGCCTGCCTCCACAGAGCAGAGTCGGCAGGTCGAATGGTGAACGAGCCGGTGATCTCACGAGCCTTGGCGGTGAGGTCACCGAGGTAGAACGAACCCAACCTGAAGTCGTCATCTTCGAAGTTGTTGGTGATATCGAAGGAGAACGACTTTGCCGGCAACGACAGCGCGTTGTAAGTCATCGTGATGTTCGTGCCGACGATGAGAGGCGAGTTGTCGTAGGTCGGCGTCGGAGTCGGAGTCGCACCAGCGATCTGAGTCTTTGCGATCAGACCTGCGGTCCCCATGAGGAAACCGTTGGCGTCCGCCTCCATGTGGAAGGTGTTGACGACCGCATCGGTGTACTGGTACGTCTCCAGACCGGACCCGATCTTCTCTTCGATCGAGAGGAATGGAAGCGTTGAAGAGTCGAGCGGAGTGATGGTGTGGGTTGACACACCAGTCGTCGTTGCCGACGCAGCCGATCCGAGGACTCCTTTGAGAAGGGTTGTGATACCCTCCAGCCTTGCATAGAACTCGTAGTCGCCAGACCAAGAGACGGCTCCCAGGTAAGCGTCGGAAGTATCACGCCCACCGCCGATCTCAGGGTCGGTGACAAGAAGCTCTCGGTTCGGGCCAAGAGACCCGCTCCGCAGCTTCATGGCCTTGCCGGTGGTAGCCATCGTGGCGAGGTAAGTACCCATCGCCGTCTGAGTACCAAACATGACTTGGCCAGCCTGGGAACCGAAACCCATGTCAGATTACTCCTTGTCCTCGGCTTCGGCGTCAGCCGGAGCTTCCTCGGGTGCTTCCGGCTCCTGCACGACTTCCGGCTCCTGCTCTTCGGGAGGCGGCTGCAAGGGACTGGTAGCTTCTGGATCGGCGTCCTCGAACGCAGCCTTCTTGGCGTCGAGTTCGGCTTGGAGTCGAGCCTCCTCAGCCTTCAGCTGAGCCATCTCGATCTCGTTTTCAGCTTCGGCCGCGTGCTGGGCATTCTCGGATTCGAGGTCAGCGATCTCGCCTCGAAGGTCCTCGACAACCTGCCGTTGGGCCTCAACTTCCTCGTCGGTGTATGCCATGCCACCTCTCCTAGATGGTCAGTATCTCGGTATCGAGAGTAAACTCGATTGTTGACAGGTACACGAAAGTACCCTCGATCTCGTTGTTCATGTACCGCTGATTTACTACTCGCCATCGCCTTGCAGCTTCGCGGGTGGTGCCATCAGATACACTCAACGCAGCCAAGAGTATCCTTAGTTGCTGGTCGCGGTAAAGCACCCTACGCCCCAAAGCGGAGAACACCGAATGCGATGCCAGTCCTCGCTCTTCGTCGCCATCCTTGATGAAGAACTGGATGCCTAACTGGTAAACACCAAGAGTCGGTTCTCCCGCAGGGAAATGCCCAATCTCCAGTGACTCCTGCTCAGGCACCCACAGAGCACCAAAGACACCGATTGACTGCGATGGATCTGTGTGTCGCAGGGGACGCTTAAACATCGTTGTGTCTGTTGGATCAACCGTTGCCAGACGCAGAGCAAGAGCGTTTACAATGTTGTT